GTCGTCTGGAGAAGACCATGGAAGGTGACTTCGAAACTGACTCGATGCGCTACAAAGCCACCGAGCGTTACACCGTGGGCTGGACTGACCCACGCGCCATGTACGGTACTCCCGGCATGTAAAGCAAGCGGGTGGGCCTAAAAACCCACCCTTTTTTAAAACCTGAGTGGTTCAAGCCACAGGGAGAAAAAAATGCCTCAATTTAGTGATGATCTGTTCTTGGGTACTGCCCAAGGCTATATTGGTACAAACAACACGAACGCTGAAGCCGTCATTACTGGTTCCGTTACCGGCACCACCATGACCGTTACTGCGATGAATTCTGGTGATTCTTTGGTTCTGGGACAATACGTCAACGGTACCGGTATCACCGCCAACTCTTACATCACGGCCTTTGTGTCTGGTGCAGGTGGCACGGGTACTTACACCCTAAGCGCATCCTCATCGGCTACTGGCACGATCACAATCACAGCCTCCGGTAACTCCGGTCTGGGCGATCCTTCACCAATGGAAGTTGGTGTTGGCCCATTGGGTCGTGAATATGTGTGGGATGTGGTTCCTCAGACTCTGAACAATGCCAACATCGCAGCCGCTCAAACGCCTGCCGCTGCTGGTAACTTGACATTGGCTGCTGGTACTAACACCAAGACTTATGTCCGCAACGATGGCACGACTGTGATCCAGTTGGACACTCCCCGCGCTGTTCAGTTGACCACCGCTTCTGGCACTATCAGCACCAGCCGCAACCTGACCGTTTCTGGTTACGACTACTACGGCCAACCAATGTCCGAAGTAATCGCTACCGGCACGACATCGTCTGCTGTTGCTAACGTGTCTGGCAAGAAGGCTTTCTACCAGATCTCCAGCATCGCTATTAACGGTTCCTTGCCAGTAGCAATCCAGTTTGGTACTACCGACACCCTCGGTTTGCCTTTGCGCGTGTTTGACGCTGGTTATGTTGTCCGCGTGGGCTGGAACAACACCTTGGCTAACGACACTGGCGGCACCAGCGTATTTACTGCTGCTGACATGACGACCCCCGCAACTTCGTCAACTGGCGATGTGCGTGGAACTTACTACCCCTCTAGCGCCACTAACGGCGTGAAGCGTTTGGTTGTCGTGATTGCACTGCCCGGCATCGCTGCTGGCCCCAATGCAACCCGCACTGGCGCTTTGGGTGTGACCCAAGCTTAATAGGAGGCTCTCATGGCTACAAAACACGCTGGCGGCTTTAGCCAAATGCCAAAGATGATGACTGACGAACCGTCAGTTATCTTGAAGCTGAAAAAGGGTGGCAAAGTTCATAAGAAAGAACACCACGAAGAGCACGGCCACCATAGCATGCACCATGCTGCTGCAAAGCACCATGAAGGCATGCACGGCCACGCTGAACATGGTCACGCCCCCAAGAAGCCTTCCATGGCCGAACGCCGCAAGGCAATGAACCCCAACCAATACGCTCACGGCGGTAAGGTTCATCACAAGGCTTTGGGTGGCGCAATGCCTATGGGCGCTGCTCCTATGGCTCCTATGGGCGCCGCTGCTATTGGCCAAATGGCTCCTGCCATTCGTGCCGCTCGTGCTATGCAAGTCCGCAAGGCCTTGACCGGCATGAAAAAGGGTGGCCACGCTGGTATGGAAAAACATATCGAGAAGTTGGAAAAAGAACTGCACCACCACGAGTCTTTGGGCATGAAAGAAGCACACCACAAACATGGTGGCAAGATTCATCACAAAGCCGAAGGCGGTAAAGCTTCTGGCAAGGCTCTCGACAAGTTTGAAACCAAAGCCACCATTGAGCACGACGAAAAACCTTTCGTGAAGACCAAAGTGGTTGACGGCGACCATGCTGACAAGGCTCACGGCACCGGTTCTATCAAAGAGAAAAACGCAGGCGGTTACAAACGTGGCGGCAAAGTCCATCACAAAGCAACTGGCGGCGATATTCCTGCTGATACCGACAAGAAGAAGAACCCCGGCCGTACGGTCATGGGTGGCACTATTGAAGGCAATGAGCACGACTTTGAAAACACCGAGATGCACGAAGCTGAACGCGACCGCGCTCACGGCACTGGCGGTGTTCGCATGAACAACGCTGGCGGCTTCCGTCACGGTGGCAAGGCTCACCACAAGATGCACCACAAGGCAACTGGTGGCGCTATTGAAGGCAACGAAATGAAGTTTGCCATCAACAACGTGGACGGCACTCCCAAGGGCAAGACCAACACCAAAACTGGTGAAGTTAAAGAAGCCAATGCTGGTGGCTACAAGCGTGGAGGGCATGCCACAAAAAAAGCCTACGCTACGGGGGGGAATGTTAACGATCAAGGCAAGGCAGAAAAAATGCCTCGTCACTTCGTTAGCCGCCCCGTAGCTAACAGCCTGCAATCTGGTACTTTTAAAAAGGGTGGCAAGGTGCATCACTTCGATGATGGTGGTCGCATGGCCACTCCTCAAGCGGTGAATGACCCTGCTCCAGTTAGTTCTAGCCGACCAACAAGTTCTGCTGGTACACGACTGGCCACGCCACAGGCTGTCAATGATCCTGCTCCAGTGTCTCGCCCAAGTGCTCAAAAGGCATCACAAGGCAAGAAACGAGGCGGACGCGCTTGTTAAACAGCGGGGGCTTCGGCCCCTGCTTCTTTGAGGAATTATCATGAGTAATGGAATCGTTGCATCAGTAACTCGTGCGGGTGCTTATGAACCATTTGATTTGCAAGTTGCTCGTGGCCAAATCTTGGGCCACACAACCGTCAGCATCTTTGGCTATCAAGCATCGGTCGGTACAACTTCTATCCCAGTTTGGGAAAATGCAAGCACATACACTTACCCCACCTCAGCGACCACGCTGACGATGGTGAGTAGTTCTGCTTCAGACAATACATCGGCATCGGTTTTGATCAGTGGCCTTGACGCCAACTTCAACCCGTTGTCTGAAACCTTGTTCTTGAACGGCACAACTGCTGTGACGACTGTCAACAGCTATTTCCGTATCAACAACTTGACCTTGGCCAGCGCAGGCACCAGCCAAAGCACCAACGTGGGCACGATTACTCTGAAGCAAAGCACCAACACGCTGGCTCAGATCAACCCCGGAATTGGTCGTTCGCAAAGCACCGTGTACACCGTGCCTGCTGGTTATAGCTTCTTCTTGGATTGGGTTGAAGTCAACACATCGAACTCCTACACCGGCAGCGTCACTGTGACCTACAAGGTGCAAGCTGGCGACAACGTGTCTGGCGTGAACCGAAACGTGTTGCAACAGCCTTTTGTGTCGCTCTACAGTGCTAACCGGATTGCTGATCCGTATGCTTATTCACAAAAGACTGACATCCAATGGCAGTTGTCAACGAGTTCCAGCACAGTTGCTGCTGGCGTTATCGTGATTGGCAAGCTGATCCAAAACAATAACACCCTAACCGTACCCGGAGGTTAATCATGCCCTTGATCAAGTCCAAATCGGAAAAAGCTTTTAAGCACAACATCAAGGCTGAGATCCACGCTGGTAAGCCTGTTAAGCAGGCCGTGGCCATCGCCTACAGCGAAAAGCGTCACGCTCACAAAGCGCATGGCGGCAAGGTTTCGACCTGCCACGAAAACCCCATGTGCAAGGGTGGCTGGTAATGGCCAAGCCGGGGCTTTACGCCAACATCCACGCAAAGCAGGAGCGCATCGCTCACGGTTCTGGTGAGAAGATGCGTAAACCCGGCTCTAAGGGTGCGCCCACGGCTGCTGCGTTCAAAGAGTCAGCGAAGACCGTCAAGAAAAAAGAAGGCGGTGTATCGCTGGCTGTTGGCCGCGGTGAGAAGTTGCCTGTTTCCAAAGGTGCTGGCTTGACTGAAAAAGGTCGTGCCAAGTACAACCGTGAAACTGGTTCGCATTTAAAGGCGCCACAGCCTCAAGGCGGCTCCCGAAAAGACTCGTTTTGTGCCAGAATGAGCGGTGTTGTAGAACACTCAAAAGGCGATGCCGAACGTGCAAAAGCATCGCTGAAACGCTGGAAATGCCCCGGCTGGTAAAGGAACAAACATGTCCGATCTGAAGTCAATGATCAAGGCCGTGGCTGAGGCGCATAACGCCAAGAATCCCGGCCGCCGCATTTCAATTACCGACCCAATGACTCGTGAGCAGTCAGAGGAGCGTCAGGAAAAGCGCCGTCAACAAGAGGCTGTTGAGGCCAAAGAACGCGCCAAGAAAGATGCGGCTGACCTGCCCAACCTTGAAAAGCGTCATGCAGAGATGGCCAAAACTTACGAGGGTGGCAAAAACTATCGTTATGCCGACCGTGAGCAGAATTTGTCTGACTATGAGCGCAAGGCTCGTGACATTGAACCAGAAATGAACAAGCTGGGCGCTCGTATCAGCGCAGCCAAGGCTGGTGGATACAAGCAAGGCGGCAAGATTGACTTGAAGCACTGCAAGATCAGCACCGTTGAGAAGAGCCACAAGCACAAAGACTGGTGAGGTAACCAATGGCTTACAGCGGAACAGTAGGACAAACGGTCGTTACGACCCAACAAATGATCGACCAAGGCGCCCGGATGTCGGGCAAATTGGCCGAAGAGTTGACTGTCGAGCAAATTCAGGCCTCTAAACAGGCCTTGTACTACGTTCTGAGCAACTTGATCAATCAAGGCATTAACTATTGGGCCATTGACAAGAAGGTTTACGGCTTCAACGCTGATCAATTTGAATATCTGCTACCTGTGGGTGGTAATGACGTTTTAAACGCGCTGTATCGCCGTTTAAACCGCCCTACGCCTGCCCAATACGGCGGATACTTCGGCTCATCCGGTGTTGTTGGCCTTGCGTTTGACAACAATGTGCTGACTGCCGACACCCAGACATCGCCGAACGGCTACATTGGCATCAACTACGGTAGCAACAATTCAATTTATGCGGGTTCGATTGGTATCTTGCCTGCCACTTCTGGCCAGTTCCACATTTATTTGGAATGGTCGAATGACGGCGCCACTTGGAACCTGCTGGAAGACACTGGCGTGACCACATGGGTCAGCGGCCAGTGGCTTTGGTACGACATTGACCCCGGCGTGACATGCCAGTATTACCGTATGCGTGAAACTGGTGGCAATACTTTGAGCGTGGCTGAGTTTTTTGTGGGCAACAACTCCACAGAAATCACGATGGCACGTTTGAACCGTGATGATTACACGAACTTGCCCAACAAGAACTTCACGGCCAACCAGCCGTATCAGTTCTGGCTGAACCGCACGATCCCTCAAGCCAAGATCACGCTGTGGCCAACGCCAAGTGATCCATTTGAACAGATGGTGGTGTGGTATTCACGCCAGATCATGGATGTGGGCGACTTGTCTGGCCAGATTGAGATTCCTCAATACGCTCAGATGGCCATTCAAACCATGTTGGCGCACCAAATGTCGATGATTTTGCCCGGTGTGGATGTGCCTCGTATTCAATATCTTGAGACACAGGCTGAGAAGCTGTTCATCATGATGGAGAATGAGAACCGCGACCGTTCGCCCATTTACTTTTCACCTAATATTTTGCCGTATACACGCTAATGATTGGATAAAATATGATTTCCAATCATTACTGTGTACAAGACATGAATTACCAGAAAGTCTATGACGATTTGATCGCTAAGTGCCAAGCGCGTCAGTCAATTGATGGCTACAAAGAACGTCATCACATCATCCCAAAGTCACTGGGCGGATCAAACGATTCGTCAAATCTTGTTGATCTGACAGCCAGAGAGCACTTTATTGCGCACTTTTTGCTGGCAAAAATTTATGGCGGCACTCAGTGGCATGCAATTAAACGCATGCGTGGCAACGATGGTTTTTACATCAACTCTCGCCTATATGAAGTTGCTCGTAAAGAAATTTCAAAAGAAGTCGGAAAGCGAATGGCGGGCATTCCGAAAACGGATGAGCAGAAAGCAAAAATGTCTGCGGCAGCCATGGGAAAGAAAAAGTCTTCAGAATCCGTAGAAAAGACTCGTCAAGCAAATTTAGGGCGAAAGCCAAATGAAGAGCAATTGGCGGCGCTTGCACTGGGCAGGG